TGGCTGCTGCCGTCTCCTCTTTCTGAATCTCTGCGAATGTCTTTCTCGCATTGGAAATCTCAACCGTGTTCTTTTCCTGTGATTCCGGATATTCTGTGATTTTGACAATCCTCTGCTTTTCCCTCGTCCTCGTTTTCTTTGACACAAGCGTGACTGTATCTCCGATTCCGTATGAGAGAATGTCTTTGTATTCCTCTGATGCTTTCGCAAGGTCAACCACCTCTGCGGTGTATGCCTTGTATGGTCTTGACATTTCCTCAATCTTTGCTGTCGCATCCTCAATCAGACTTGTGGTATTGGTATATCTTTCGTCTTTCCAAACATACGCCTTGATTTTGGAACTATACTGAAAATTGTCGATGTAATCTTTTCCGGTCAGCCACTCCGGTGTGATGCCGTCCTTGCCTATCGGATAGATTCTTGTGTAAAAATCGTATGTGTCCGATTTCAATGATATTTTCCGGAGGTTCAACCCCTCCATGAAATAGCACCCTTTGTCGCTGCCTATCCGGTCATATATGTCGATTGTCTTTGTCAGTGAATGAATGATACACTCGCAGCGGTATGTTGTGAGGCACTTTTGCAGGACATCCCATGCCGTGACGCTCTCCTGCTCGTCAATAGTTCTTTTCTTTTTTACCGTGCATGTTCCGACATGCCATCCCGTACCCTCGAACGCAAACTCAAGACACGCTTTGATTGTTTGTTCATTCGATTCAAAGCCATACGGGAACGGCGTTCCCTCCAATTCCTCCACATTGAGGACGGCTGTGTATTTGTTGAACTGTTCACCCTTTTCGACTGCTTTGATAACAAATTCGTCCGTTTTGGTGCGTATATAGTATTCTTCTTTTAGCAAGTCAACCAACGCTCCCGCTGCCGGATAACTGAACGACAACTCTTTGTCTCCGGAATCCAGTGTCGTGGTGATTTCCCTGCTCTTGAACCCGGACAATGTTCCGATTCTTTTCTTTTTGTCATTAAAAATCTGCAATGTTCTCACCTCCTAAATCCACATAGGCGTGTATCTGATAGTCACTCTCGCCTTTGTGTTGGAGAATGTGAGTGCTGTTTCTCCGGTCTTTAATACCGGAAACGTCCACATATTCACCTTGTCGAATGCATTTGCCCCGTCGATTGTCACAAGTCCGGTCTTTGCGTCTATCACAACCGTCTTTCCTGCTGCTAAACTCTCAATGATGATGTCGTCGTCTCCCAGTCCTGCGATTGTGTAATTCGTCAATGTGCTTTTTGCATATACCTCTACAATGCACGGAGCGTCTCTTGTACCCACTTTATAGAACGATGCAGAGGTTTTCCCGTCGAATGTGATTGAGAGGTCGTCATCGACAAAAAAACCGTCAAATTCAAGGTTTACAACGTACCTCTGTTTCACATTCTTTTTTTCATAGTCATTTGATGTGATGAATCCGATATATGTTCCTTTGTAGCCGTCAAGTTCCATCTTGCAAGCCTTTGTGAAATTACTCATGAACTCCGATGCAGCACGGATGATGTTGTTCCTGTCCTTGCCTTTGAAATATATTGACAGTTTCAAATGACCCATCTGAACCTCTGTCTCAAATTCCGTCGGCAGTGCTGCACCCGTCAACCATTCGTATGAATTAGCAAAAGAGGGAGGCTGCACATCGGCGGTCAACTGCTTTGCATCATATTTTCTGATGTCTATTCCGTTTATTTTCATCGCCCTGTTTTACCTCCCTTTTCGTTTATTTGTTACCATTTCCGCATCTACCTTTGACACGGTTCTGCTTGCGATTTCGTCGCCGTCAATGTATGTGTGATTTGTCACATATACAACTTGCGATTTCTGAACTGCATCAAGTTTCTTGTCAAGTATGCTGTTTAATTTGTTGTAAAACTCTGCAAGTGGCAAGATTGCCTCGTCACCCGCCTCGCCTCCTACCATGAGGCTGTTGCCGTTGATTCCGAACACGGTCGGATTTGTCATAATACCACCGGATTTGTACCACTGAATCGAGAATGACGGGAGTGAACCTTTTCCTCCAATTCCGAACGGTGCAACGCCTCCGGACACGCTGATGTGTGGCAAGTTCAAATGTGGCAATGACCATTTGAAATTGAACGCCGATTTGATTCTTGACAATGCACCTGTCACCGCTCCGTGTGCGGATTCCATCTTTGAGGAGAATGATGATTTGATATTCTCCATCGCAGACGATGCGGTCGATTTTGCACTCGCTAATTTGCTTGAGAACGCCGATTTGATGCTGTCAAGTTTCCCGCCTGTCAGAGTGTTCGCCGTACTCATGAGAGAGTTCATTGTGTCCTTTACGCCTGTGAACGTAGCAGACACGATTCCCTTGATTCCCCCGCCTTTTTCACTGTATGCGGATTTCATATTATTGAGTTTCGTTGAAACATTGGACTTTGCTGTCTCCATGAGTGAGGTTGCCTTGTCCTTTATGTTCGTGAAATCCGTCGACCATTTCGTTTTTATCTCCGAAACCTTTGAGGAAAATCCGGATTTGATTTCCGTCAATTTATTCGATGCATTATTTTTCCATTCCGTCATTTTTGTGGTGACGGTGGTTTTCATGTTCTCCCAACCTGTTGAAACATTTGACTTGATGTCTGAAACCTTTGTTGAGAAATTCGTCTTTATTTCATTCAGTTTGTTTGATGCGTTGGTTTTCCATTCCGTCATTTTTGTGGTGACGGTGGTTTTCATGTTCTCCCAACCCTCGGAAACCTTTGTTTTGATTTCCGATGTCTTTTCAGAGAATTTTGATTTGATTTCAGAGAGTTTCCCTCCGGATAAATTATCAACGAATGTGAATCCTGCTGAATAATATCCTTTGATTCCCTCCCATCCGGCAGCAACAACGCCTTTGATACCGCCTCCGTTTTCTTCATAGGCGGTTTTCATGTTCCCCAGTTTTTCCTTTGCCGTTTCGGTCGCTGCCGACATGACATTGTGAACCGTGTCCTTTACGCCGTTGAATACTTTCGATGCAGCTTGTCCTATTGTGCTATTTTTTATGTTGTCACCGATTTCCTTGACCTTATTCGTGACCGCCTCTTTTGCTTTCGTGAATGCTCCCGTGATGGTCTCTTTGATTGCATTGAATTTTTCTTTGATGTTGCCCCACAATTCGGACAGTTTTTCTTTGACCTTATCCCAGTTTTTATATAGGGCGACACCTGCTGCAATCAGTCCGGCAATCATTGTCACAATCAAAATAATCGGACACAAGTTCATAACTGCATTGAGTGCCGTTTGTGCCACTGTCATTCCTCCGGTTGTTGCCGTGGCTGCTGTTGTGGCTGCCGTATGTGCTGCCGTGGCTGCCGTTCCTGCCGTATCTGCTGCCGTTCCTGCTGCCGTGGCTGCTGTCTTTGCCGTAATCTTTGCGATTATCTTTGCAGCTCCGGACACAAATTTCTGTCCGGTCGTTACCGTGTCAGAGATTCCCTTTGCCACTTTTCCGAATCCGATTGACAACGGACCGATAGCAGCGACCACAAGACCAACTTTGAGAACTGTTTCTTGCTGTGCCGGAGAGAGCGACGTGAACCATTGTGTCAACTCTTGAATCTTTCCGGTCAATTTTTCAATCATAGGTGCTGCGGATGTCTGTGCTGTGGATGCCAGTGTCGACAACGCCAGTTTTGCGTTGTTCATCGCAACCTTTGCATTGTCAATCGGGTCGAGTGTTCCGTTGTATGTGTCCTCGACTGTTGAACCGTATTCCTCCATTGATGACGAAAGACTGGTGAGGTCAATTCTGTTCTCACGAATTGCCTTTGTCATTTCCGCAGCACCTTTTTTTCCAAACAATTCCGTTGCAATCTGCATCGCCTCGGTCTCTGTCTTTGCGTTCTTGATGCTGCCGATAGTATCTGACAACGCCTCGTCCATTGATTTTCCCTCTGATGTGGCGTTCTGCAATGCTTTTTTTAGACCCGCCATTGCTTGAGTTGAATCAACACCGTTTGCGTCGAATTGAGCCATCAAATTGATTGCTTGAGGCAATGACAATCCCATTTCTTTGAATTGTGCGTTGTTGTCGAGGACATATCCCTCTAATGTATCAACAGAGATTCCGGTTTCCTGTGCCTTTGCCGTGAGCAATCCTAATAGATTTCCCGTCTGTGATGCATCGACGTTCCACGCTTTCATGATTTTGTCAACTTGGTCAACTGACTGTGTGACGTTTGTTCCGTTAATTGTTGCAAACTGTATGAACTGTTTAGAGGTCTTTTCAAGTTCCGTTCCGGTTGTATGGAATCTTGTGTTGACTTCTCCGATTGCCTCTCCTACCGTTGACATATCCTCCGGCATTGTTCCGAAAACATTATCCGCAGACTTTGTCAATCCCTCAAGTGCCTCTCCGGTTGCTCCGGTCTTTGTCACTATTGTGTCATAACCCTCGTCGAGTTCCGTGAATGCTTTGATTGATGCTGCACCAATACCCGCAATTCCGGCAGAGACAACTGACATTTTCTTTCCGAAACTTTCCATCTTTGTTCCCGCTGTATCGCAAGCGGTCGCAAATTTTTCAAGTTTATTATCTTTTAGCTGGTCATTAACATTTTTCAGTTCTGCCTCCATGTTCATGAGGGCAGTCTTTGACTTTTCCGTCTTTACCGTCTGATTTGCAAGTGCGGTCTCTGTCTTTCCGATTGCTGTCTCATTTGCGGTGAACTCTTTCTCTAACTTGTCGAGTTCATCCTTGAGTGCTTTTGACTGCTCGGAGTTCTTTCCGGTCTCTGCCGTTGATTTCTCATAAGCCTCTTTCGCAGCATCAATCTTTGTTTTGAGTTCCTCCTGCTTTGTCTTTTGGTCTGACAGTTTCTTTGTCAACTTCTCCTGCTGCTCACTGTTCAACTGCACGATGTTCTTTTGCACCGTGATTTTTTGAGTGAGCGATTCGGCTTTTGCCTTGAGGCTGTCTGTTTCTGACCCGAACAACTTTGCTTTCGTCGCTGCCGTCGTATATTCCGCAGACAAGACTTTCATCTGCGATGCTGCCGATTTCATTTGTGATTGATAACTGCTCGAATCTGCCGATATTTTGACGCTTGTATAAGCCATTCGGTCGCCTCCTCTCTTACTGATTTTCGTTGATTGTATCTAATTCAAATTTTAAGTAGTCCAACAACGTGACAATGTTCTCTTTCATGCATTGACTGTATGAGTTTTTCAATAGCCGAATCGCAGTTTTCACAACACGGTCAACAATTTCCCCGCAGACTTTCCATTGATTTTCCTCCGGTTGTTCATCCTCGTCCTCATATCCGTTTTCACGGTCATAGTCATCGAATGCGGATGCCTCTTTTTCTACCTGTTCAACCTCGACAATGCTCAACATCTTCTCTGCAACAATGTTCTGCATGATGAAATGAACCGTCTTGATTGCCGTCAGAAATTCAACTGCATCAATCTCCCCAACTGCTGCAAGCGACAATTCATTCCCGAACATCTCCTGCATTATCTTTTTGTTGAAAAACATCACTCCGGAGAATTTCTCCGTGTCATTCTTTTCCATGAGACTGATGTATTTTTTATACTGTTCTACCGTTACGGAATTGATGAAAAGTCTCTCACCTCTGCAAGTGACCTCGATTTCCGGTATCACTTGCCACTCTGAAAATTTTTCTCGATGTTCTCCATTCTCTTGGTGAGTTCGTCTGCAATTCCCATGTCGATGAACTGGAACTCAAGAATCAAACCTGCTGCATCAAGTCCGGTCTCCGGATTCTTTAATTCCTCAACGCTGAACTGGTCTCCGTATGCTTTGCAGATAAAAAGACCCATCGCCTCAATGTCCTGCTTTGAATATCTCTGTTTTGCGTCGATAACCTCTGCAAGTTCGAGATATTCCGTGTATGTGTCGATTGACATTTTCGGCATTGTAAACTCTTTGTTATTGACTATAATTTTTCTTTTCATGATTTATCCTCCTGTTATATGCCCTCTTATTAGCCTAAACCGCCGTTTTTCTCCTGCACTTTGCTGAACCATGCCTTGATTGCCTCTGCTGCCTTTGTGTCTCCGGAAACGAGGTTTGATTCGTCGACCGAAATCTCATACGCATTGTCAAGACTTCTCTCATAGAATGAACCCTTGATGCTCTTTGTTGTCGGAGACAATTTGCCCTCTTTTGTGCTCGCCTCCTCACTGATGCCCTCTGCAAACTTTCCGGCGTATAACCATTTGAAATCATACTTTCCGTTGAGTTTTCTTTCTCTCCATCCGACAGCGACCTCCGGTGCTTTGTCATCCGCAGTCTTTACAAGAAAACCGTTCTCGTATAACTGACCGAAAAGAATCTGTCTGTCCTGTGGTGCAAGTGCATTGACCTCAAGTTCGATTTCTGTTCCCTCATAGGAATTGATGACTTCCTCTGTTCCATCGTCAGAGTAAATCTTTTCAGAACTCCACTTTTCGTCAACCTTTGCTTTGATTGCTCTTGCCAGTTTGACCGGAGTTTCTGCAACGTATGCTTTTGCATCGTTCTGTGTGAGTTTTGCGATGTAGAAATCTCTACAACCGCAAGTTCTACTTCTAACAATCTTCTGTTCTGTCTCGCTAACCTGTGTTACTGTTTCGCTCATGTCTATTCCTCCATTTCATAAAACTTTGAAAACCTTTGTGCTTTCATATAGATTCCGTCCTCCGGCTTGGAATCGTCTCCGTTCCTGCCATCAAACGAAAAATTATTTTCTTTCATGAGTGACTTGATTTCCCTTGCCAGTTCAACCTCGTCATTTTCCGAAAATATAGTGACCTGCAATGACAACGTCACTCCCTCTGCATTGTCGTCCGAAAAATTCTCGTCATTTTCTCCCAAATCCCACAATGTCACATGTCTGTCATGGATGTCTTTGTCATACCACCCTTGCATCACAGTGATTCCTCTGTCTGATATAGGTCTCAATGCGTCGGATGCATCTTTGATGATGTCCGGACTGCTGCTCATGCTCTCACCTCATTTCAATGTGTTGTCTAAATAGGATTGATATTCCTGTTCTGCGATTTTTTGCAGTTCCGCATCTGCCTCACGCCCTGTTGCGTAAATAAATTCTTGAGGCGGTTGATAGATAGTTCCCCAGTTTATGAATTTCACATAAAAGTGTTCGCTATTGTCCGACTTTTCCCATCCGACATCTGCTGTTGCTCCTGTGTCTTTCATTTTGACTGCTCCCATCGGTATGCTGTCCGCTGCATGTGATGTCACGGATGACTTTGAACCGAAACCTCTACCGGATAATTTGATGTCTGCCGATTTCGGAATTTTGCCGGACATGATGTTTTTCACAACTGGTTCGCTTTGCTTTACAATCTTTTGATTGACCTCTTTTATGTCCTCGTCGCTTGCTGCGTCCTCAAATGCTTTCATGAGTTCTTTCAAACCTTGAAATTCCATTTCGATTTTCACTGCATCACCTCCGGTGTCAGATTATGACACTATGCTCCCGCTCTACATTTCAACTGATATTTCCTGTCGTCTGTGAACATCGGACACGCATCATATATCTTGAACTCAACGCCTTTATATACTGCGTAGAACTCTTTCAGATTCAATCTGATTTCCTCCATCTTGTCGCAGGCTCTCGTTTCAAACATGATTGTGTTCTCAAGACCTATCTGCAACGCATTGTATTTTTCATTTGTTCCCAAACTCTTGACATCACACCAACATGAGAAAAACTCCTTTTCCTCCTGCTGTCGTCTACCGTCAACAACACTTGTTGTCTTGCGAATTATCTTGATTCTGCCTGTCATTCTGCTGCACCTCCGTATATTTCTTTCAATAGCATGGAGGAAACGGCAGTGGATAGCGTTTTCGTGTCGCTCCGGTACTTGTCACGGTTGTCGTACAGTTCTTTCACGGACATAAATGCAAGCAGTTTTTGACGGCTTGTGAGGTTGTTCCGGTCGAAATTCCGAATCAGTTCCGTCATTTCATCCAGTGTCGTGTCAAGCATCAATTCAAGGATTTCGATGTCGTCATCATAGTCGATGTGACAATATGTCTTGCATGTAGCAATCAGACCGCCTCTGTACTTCTCTTTTTCTTCATCCGTCATGTTCTCACCTGCTTTCAATAGCAGGACGGATTCACCGCCCTGCTGCCATATTACCCGTTGATAACTTCTGTAATCTGACCCTTGATGACTGCTCCCTTGTCAACAGGCTGCACATCGAATCGGTCACGCACCTTGATTCCGGTCATGTCCTTATCCCATAAACCCGCACCTTTGTCATTGAGGTCGATTGTGAGGACGTTTCTGTCAAAGAGTGTGACTGCCTCTTTTAAGTCACCGCAGAAAATAGGATGCTTGTACCCGTCGATTGTGTGACCATCGGTGTTCATAATCTTCTCGGATGCAAGAGTTTTCTTTGATAATTTGATGATAGGATATTCACCGAAAAGCATCTTTCCCTTTGTCTGCTGTGTCGGGTCTTTCTGTAAAATATAGTTGCCGTCTTTATCCTTTAACTTGTCAAGGTAGTTGAAGCCGCTCTGATTTGTGATAACAACTGCATTGTCAGCGATTGCAGGGTCTAACTGCTCATTGAAAATGTCCTTGAGGCTGTCAAGGTTCTCGACTGTGACCTCTTTCCCTTTTGTCATCTCGTTGAGTACCTTGAGAATCATTGCGTTACGGGTTGCCTTTGTTTTCTTAGCAATCCATTTGTTGATGTATGCCATGATGTTGGATGCTGTGTCCTCAAGTAACTCTGCTGTCATCTTGAGGATTCCACCCTTTTTCTTTACCTTGTACTCAATCGGTAAAAATTCCGGTTCGTCCATCTCCGGAAAATCCGCAGCCTCGTCAACATTGTCAAATGGTGTTGATTCTGCATCAACCTCAATGTTTCGTGTTCCTGTCTTAGTTGTTACGCCCTCGACATTGACATACTGTTCAAGGTTGTCGGATGAACGACGCAACTCGATGATGTCTGTTCTGATGTCCTCCGGAATTGTCACGCCGATTCCGACCTCTCCCTCACTTCCTGCGGTTGTGTCGGATGTGAGTGCATCCTTGTACACCTTGATGTCTGCCTCGTCTGCCTCTTTGTGCAGGAATCCGGCTTTGACAATGTTGACAAATGATTTCACGATGTTCTTTTTGTCCAGCTTGACATCCCCGCCGACCTGCTTTGCAGTTCCATCCTTGACCTTGTTCTCGATGCCGTCCTGCTCGTCCTCGTCCAAATCATAGAGGAGGTCGAATCTGTTCTGTAATTCTACGAGTTCCTCCTTTGCTGCTCTTGCCTTGTCGAGTTTTCCATCGTTCACAAGGCTCTTGACTTCATTTTTCTTGTCGTTAATCTGCTTTAATAACTTCTGTAATTCCTTATTCATGACTTTCTGTCCTCCATTTCTTACATACCATAAAGGTATAAATCATCAAGAATCTGCTGCTTTTCTGCCTCGATTCTCTGTTTCTCTGCCTCTGCTGCTGCATTGTTCCGGTTTTCCAATTCCGCAATTACCGCATCGACAATGTCCTTTGTGTCGATTCCCTTGAGTGCCTCCGGAATATTGTTGTATTTCTCGAAAAAGTCAGATGCACACGCTGCAACTGCTGCCTTTTCCTCGATTTCAACATTGAAATACTGTTGCATCTTCTTACTGTCGAACCATGTCTCATTGCTCATGAGAGATTGAATTTTGTCTCTTGTGACACCCTCCTGCACATGTTCCATGTAGACATCAAGAATTGAATCCTCGCAGAGATTCAACTGCTTTATGACTGCCTTGAAATCGTCTGCGTTTCCGTATGCCATGCATAACGGTTTGTGAATCATTGCTTGAGCACCTGTTGCGAAATGCAGTTCGTCACATGCAAACATGATGACTGATGCAATGGATGCAGCCATTCCGTCAACATATCCGACTTTGTGTCCGTCATATCGCTTTAACTGGTTGTAGATTGCCAGTCCTGCAAATACATCTCCACCGCCGGAATTGAAATAGATGTCAATGTCCTCATATCCATCTAACTGGTTGAGGAAATCTGCGATGTCCTGCGGACATCTGTCCTCCTCATACCACATAGATTCCCATGTCGCTGATACAATGTCACCGTAGAAATACAAGGAACATCTGCTCTGCTCCTCGTCCTGCTCTAAATCCAAATAGCCGACATTCTCAACTTTTCCGCTGCGTTTATTTTTCTTTGTGAAATCAAAACGTCTTTTCTTTGCCATGCTTATTCACCTCCCTCCTCGTCAGTCTCGTCCTCTGCCGTGTCGGTTTCGTCCGGTTCTGTTGCTGTGTCCGGCTGCTCTGTGTCCGGCTCTGTTTCTTTCTCCGGTTGCTCCGGTTCATCGGTGTTCTCCTGCTCGGATTCACCTTTCAAATATGCTGCACCCGCCATCGTCAACGGTACGATGCTACCGTTAGCAAGTAGGACATCGCCTCCCTCCGCATCTTCCATGTCGAGTTTACGTCTTGCCTCATTCGGTTTGATAATCGTTCCATTGACACCGTTTCTCAAATACTCCATCTGCGTTTTTGAATCGGTGCGGAACAATACCTTTTCGTTGAATTTGTAATAATATCCGTCGTCTGTATCTTCATCCGGCAGCATTTTGAAATTGATTTCCTCCTCATACTGCTTGATGATGAACAGTTCTGTGTCGACGTAGAATGATAACTGCTGCATCTCGCTATTGCTATATGACGACTTTGAATAATCGTTGATTTGATTCGGTTTCACTCCGAACGCTCCGGCGATTTGCAAGGCGTTATATTTTTTCAGTTCAAAGAACTGTGAATCAGTCAGTTTGATGTCAAGAGGTGTGAGTTTCATTCCTAGCGGAACAGGTAGGATTTTTCCTGTGTTCTTTGCCCCGCTGCCGAACTCCTCAAACGATTTGACAAGTGCCTCTTTTGCCTTTTCGTTCAACTCTCCTGTGTATTCAAGCGTCGCTTTTGCTGTCAGACCGCTCTCATACAAGTTATTCATAAACGCCTGTGATTCGGATGCACCTGCAACCGTGTCTCTCAATATCTGTTGCACTGGTAGTCCTGTGATTCCGTCAAAGCTGAATGATGTCTTGAAATGCATCACCTCGTCTGTACTAAACACATATTGACGACCGGATGTCGGGTCTGTGTAGACGTACCACAAACGCCCCACTCCTGCGAATATCCCTGCATCATCAACGACTATCTGCACACAATTTGACTGCATGACCCACAAATCAACGATTTTTATTTCACCGCCGAATTTCTTTCGGTCAAACTTCTTTCTCATATACACATAGCCGTTTCCGTAATGGTTGCGGTTGATTTCAACCGTGTTCCAAAATGTTGTTGGTGTCATGAACGGATTCGGTCTTTTTGAGAGCAGTTTTGATGTATCTGTCGCCTCTGCCTCAATGATTCCCTTGTCCGTTTTCTGATAATATTTGATAGGCATTTTTGCAAGGGTTTCTGACAGCATCTTGAGACATGTGAAATATGTGACCTCTGATGTCGGTTTCCCTTTTCTTTTCAGTCCTATTCGCTCAAGGAACGACGGTGAGTTCAATGTCATTTTCCCTCCGTCGTTCTGTGGTTCGCCTCTCCACCAATTTGAAATTTTTACTCCCAATCTCTGAAACGGATTCATTTATTTCTCACCGCCTTTCTTCATATATTTTTCATATTGCTCAAGCCATTCATTGACAGTTTCATTCACATCCGGACGGTATTCCTCTTTCATTGCGTGTTTCCATGCGTCGATGATAGCGTCAATCGGGTCGATTCGTTCTGTCGTAATGTCTTTGTCAATCTTTATTTCACCGTAATTGTTTGAAATGGTCTTTGCATTCGCAATCGACCAAACAAGCAGGCTGTCAACCGGAACAACTATCTTGTTGCCCTCTTTTCCGACTTCCATTCCCTCAATCTCCACATTGCCCGCAAGAATCTCAAGTCTGAAATCAGCGGTCGCATCGTTCAATTCTTTTGCTGTCTGTGTGACAGAGATTGAATCGAATCCCATCGCCTCAAGGTCTGACAGGAACGCCGATGCGTTGTGCGGGTCGTAACAAATCAACTGCGGTTTGAGGTTGTATTCCCTCACTAAATCCTCAAGGTATCTGATGATGTATTTGTAATCTGTCTTGATTCCTCCCAGTGTTTCCGTTACCGTCACAAGACCTTTTTCAATCCATGCGTCGTATGGTACTTTGTCAGTCTTGATGTGTTCATCCACCCTTGAGGACGGGATGAACGAATGTGTGTGAACAAAATATTTTTTCGTGTCCTCCACCATGAACGGAATCACGATTGCGATTGATGTCAAGTCTCCTCCGGATGACAAGTCAACGCCAACATAGCACTTTGACCCTCTGAAATCCTTGAGTGATTTCAAAACTGCACATGCTTTCCATGATGCAATGTCCTTGATATACAGCGAATTTGACCACTGCATCCACATATTCAACTGCTTTACGAGGAAATCTCTCAAGTCCTCCCCGCCCATATCACGGGCAGTGTGTGCAATCGGAATGAGGTTCTCAAGTGCGTCTCGGTCAAACTCAAGAATCGGGTTCGCTTTTATCCAGTTTTCCGGCGTGTACCTGTCGTCGTGTTCGTCCATCTGTGCGATATACACAAATTGACTGTCATTCTCGAAAACGCCCTTGAGTAGATTGCAGCAATACTCATATAACTTGTAGCACGGCGACTTGAGGTCGAATCCTGCTGTTGTAATAACCGAAATCAACGCCGACTTGAGTTTCTTGATACCACCCTCAAGCAGTTTGTACATCTGGTTTGTTTTGTGGGCGTGGTACTCGTCGACGATTCCCAAATATGCACGGTGTCCGTCGAGTGACTTTGTATCTCCGGACAATGCTTTGATTTCCGAATGCGTCAGCAGACAGTCAATCGTGTGGTTGTGGTCGTGAACCTTGAACCACTCTGACAAATCCTCGTCGGAATTGATAAATTTTGCGACCTCGTCAAAAACAATGTTTGCCTGGTCTTGCTTTGTCGCCGTACAAAATATTTTTCCGTACTTGTACCCGTCGAAATTGCCGTAATAACACGCCAAAATACCATTGATGAACGATTTTCCGTTCTGTCGTCCTAATTGCACATAAGATGTTCTGAATCGTCTGTATGACTTTTCCTTTGTTCTCCATCCATTGAGTGACCCTAAAATGAAACACTGGAACGGATATGCCGTCACATGCTCATTTTCCTCACCCTCTGCAATGGTCAATTCCTCTGCGAAATTGATGATTTCCTCCGACTTTTCAACGTCGAAATAGTATTTGTATGGTGCTGCTTTCGATTTTTCGATGTCGTCAAGATGTCTCTGACATGCAAGACGGACATATTCTCCGGCTGTTGTCTTGCCCGATACAACATCAAGGGCGTATTGTGTGCAGCGGTCTTGTGTTTCTCCTGCTTTTGCCATGCCTTAATTTGCATATTTCGCAAATTTGTTCTCCGGCTTTTGCTGTTGTGGTTTCGGTACGACCAAACGGCAGCGGGAGGAAACTGTCAGTCCGAAATCTGATGCTCCTTGCCTACACTGTTTCATGCAGCGGTCTTGAATTATCATGAGACGTTCTCTTTCTCCGTTCACGACCTGTCTTGTACCGACCTGCACACGTTCTTTTTCGCCTGTGTCCGGATTTTCCCTCGTCTCATAGACTGGAACATCCTCCATCAATGGAGTTTCTCTGATTTGTTCCGTGATTTCGATGTACTGCGTTTGTGCAATGAGTAGCCTTGCCAATGCATCGCAATCAAGGTTTGAAATCAGTTTGATTTCGAGTAATTCTTTCGCAATCTTCCGGAATTGTTTCTTTTGTTCCGGTGTCAAATATGACGGAGGTCTCACTTTGTCGCATGGTGCTGTGACCTCGGCGTTTTTCCGTGCCTCAATTTCTGCTTTTGTGAGGTGTTTTCGCCCGTTCATTACAACCAAATCTGTGGGTTGTCTCTGTCCTGCCATGATGCAACAAACCTCCTTTCCGTCAGCATTTCAGTATTTTGTGTCACATTCTGACACCTCTTTCGGATATACCTTTCTACTGAAATTCCCGTGGGGAGTTTTCTCCAAGGAAAAGAGGGGGTGCGACTAAAAACGAATCGCACAAAACTTTTTTATATCCCCCTGCCTCTCGAAAGTGGTACTCAATCAGTGACCTCAACTGTTTTTGTGTTGCTCTCATACTTGCTTTGCTCTGCTTATATAAAGCAGTGATTGTGTTGTGTGTCTTATGGTTGAGAGGTATGAGGTTGAACGGATTCAAACGCTGTTCCCAGTCGTCCTCAAGTTCAATGATATGGTGAACCGGATTGCATGTGAGCAACTCATGCTCGACATATAATGCGTATATATCTACGTTGTCATAGACCTCAATGATACGCTCTCGCATTGCCCGCCATTCCTTTGATACATAGAACTCTGCTGCTCTCTCGTCTCGCCGTGTGTTGTTATATGTCATGTGTCTCGACTGCTGCCGTTGCTCGCATTCCTCGCACATCTTCATTGACTGCGGAATCAACTTCCCACACCTGCATGATTTCAATAGCATCTGTGTTCTCCTCTCTTGCTGTGTTCTCCTGCTGTGTTATCCACAAGAGGCGGGCAGTTATGCACATGACTGTGTATATCCCACCCGCATATAACAGGAGGGCAAACAGGCAAGAAAAAAGCGACTGCATATCTGCAATCGCTCGTCTCAACTGTTCACGCTAACATATTATCACGTTTATTTTGTCTTTTGTTCACCCACTTTTTACCCCTGTTTTCACCCTCATTTCACCCTGTTTTCACTCCGTTTTTATCATTTTCAATCGCTTTTGCACCGAATAACTTGATTGACAACCGCTGAATCATCACCCTGCACCACTTTTTCGGTGAGTTGCGTCCGCATCCTGTCTCCCTCACTATATCCTCGTATGACATGCCCTTTATATAGACCGCCTCAAGAGCGTCGTATTTGTACCCCTCACCTGCTGCCTCTGCATCTTCCTTGAGCGATGCAAGAGCCTTTTTCAAGTGTTCAAACAGAATGACCGTCTCTGCACGGCACTCTCTGACCGATTGCAGGAACGCCTTTTCTGCTGATATGTTGTATTTGCCTATATCCGGCACTTGAGAGGTCTCTGATACTGCCTCATTGATATATCGTTCCATTTCACGATAATTCTCAAGATATAGCAAGGTTTTTTCAATGACCGTCTGCTCCTTTTCCTCTTTCATGCTTTTTCCTCGCTTTCTGCTTTCTTCTCATAGGCAGACCGTGCATTTTACGCCAGTTATTCGTGTTTTTGCGGTTTTCCGCATCTCTCAAACTGCTCATTTTCAAAATTGCCGTTTTTGCCTGTTGCAAAGTCGTTCCCATTTGCAAAACTGCCTCAACGAACGCCTCTGCTGTTGTTTCAATCTTGATTTCCGGTTTTTGTGGATTTTCATTCTTTGCAACATTCGGATTCACTGTCGCCTTGTCCGCTGCTGCCTCAACGATGCTCGAAATCTCATTTTCTGTCTTTCCCATCGCCCGAAATCTGTCAATTATGCCTTTTAAGATTCCCATATTATCACAACCCTCCTTTTCGCTTACATAAAAGGCAAATCGCCGTCAATGCCGTCCGGAATACTCATGAATCCGTCTCCTGTGTCTGTATATCCGGCGTTTTCTGCCTGTTCTCCTGCTGCTTTCTTACTTTCTGCAAATTCCTGTTCCTCAATCACAACATCCGTCGTATATACCTTTTGCCCGTCTCTGTTGGTGTATGAGCCTGTCTGAATCCTGCCAGTAACAACAATTTTTGTTCCCTGTTTCAGATATTTTTCCGCAAACTCGCCGTTTTTCCCAAATGCCACGCATGAGATAAAATCTGCCGACTGTTGCCCGTCTCTTGCACCTCTCCGGTCGACTGCCAGTGTATAACGTGCCACACACATGGATTCCTGTGAACCGTTCTGCTGTGTATATCTTACATTCGGGTCTCTTGTGAGCCTACCCATCAATATGACTTTGTTCATTCTCTTTTTTTGTCCTTTCTTGAATCAATCTCTCGTATAAACGCAAATCATCCGGCGGGATGTCGAGATTCCAGTCTCTCGCAAATTCTATCCCGCCGATGAACGCCTCTTTTTCTCTATCAGTCATTTTCCCGCTGCATAACATATTCATTTTGCATTTTCTGCAATCTGACAAGTCCTTTTTTGAACTCAAGGTCATCACCATTCATGCACACATCGAATATTTTCTCATAGTCGACAATGTGTGTCTTGATGAACTCTGCCTCTGCTGCCGTCCTGCTCTCATTGATGAACATTCCCTTGACTGCCTCTTTTATCATTTCACAATGGGTCTGTTCCTCCTCTGTCGTTGGAGGTGTGGTTGCAATCATTTTCTCATACGCATTGTCAATCGCTCCTGCAATGAGTTCTTTCCAACCCTTGCCCCGCTCTCCTAATAACTGACATTCAATATCCTCGAAACGGTTTCCTTGCCCTGCTGCCGTGATTCTGATGTCCTTTTTGCCCTTTGCTGCAATCAGAATCAAATCGTCATCGTATGCCTCCATGTAATAGTCAAATTTCGCATCAAAATTCGCATTCGGATTGATGATGATTTCCGGTTGACTGCTGCCCTCTGTCTGAATGCTCACGCCGATGTATTTCGCATCTGTTGCCTTTGCATTGATAAATATTGCCTTTAACTCGCTTTTGTTCATGCTGCTCCTCCATTCACTAATCTATTGAGTAACTGTTCATACATGGTTTTGTATGTATCTCTTTCGGTCTGCAATCTGATTGTGTCCTCTGCCGATGCCATATTCGCAATTTTCTTGTTTTCCTCAACATAGACTGCTGCATCCTGTTCAATCTCTGCGATTGTATCCTCATGCTCCTGCTGCAACATCTCAATTTCTCTCTTGAGACTGTCGATTTCCTCCTGCTGTTCCTTGATGGTCTTGTAATACTCTTTTGCTGTCTTGATGCCATTATCCAACTGCAAGGAAATCATGAGAGCAATGTCGATATTCTCCATTTCCTTGTCTGTCGTCTCTCCGATATATGTTCCGATGCGTTCCGTTGATACCGAATAAACCTGCTCACACAATACCGTGCTGATTCTGCCTGTTGACCTTATTGTCACATGTGTCGGGAGGTCTGTTTTTGGCTGTGTGGTCATATATACAACTTCAACAACATTGCTGTTCTCATTGTTCTTGTTGTTGCTAACCACTACCGCCGGACGGTCTGCGTGTTGTTCGCTCCCGTTGTAGGATGCCCCCCCTCTGCTGATATAGAACATTTCGCCTCTTTTGATGTCATTCATGATTATTCCTCCTTTTCTGCTACAAGACCAATGACACACCATCCGTCCGTCAATCCGCTGCATGTGATGTCGTCGTCTTTGCATGTGATTCTCATGTCTGCTGTTTCTCCGGTTGCTTTGCCTGCTGCAAATACTACCAATTTGACGACATTTCCGACCTTGAAACCGTCGTCTTTTGTTATCATGTACGGTTTTCTATGTTCTCCTGTGTATTCCTCGAATTTCTCCTTTGATACTCTGATGCTCTTTATCTCCCCCGTTGCATCTGACGGGAGGTTTTTCGTTTTCTCCTCCTGCTCCATCTCACGGAGTTTTTTCTTTGTCTCACGGTCGATTGCATCCTGTTCCTCTGAATATCTCTGCTCGTCGGTCTTGTATGCCTCTGTACGGTTCTTGTACTGGTCGCATGAGATACATGTTCCGGTCTTGACGTTACATGTCTCATATTCGGTGCAGGAATAGCAGATTGATGTGATTCCCTCCGGATGTGGCGTTTCATAATCGTCGCCCGCTTTTGTCTCCGGAGGATTCATGCCGATTTCTGCCTCTGTGTCGGATTCTGACGCCTGCTGTCCTGCTGCCTTTTCTGCTTTCATATCTTTCACATCTTTGTGCGTGAGTTCTCCGGTCTCTGTAAATTTCCCCAGTGCCTCCCGCTGCTCGTCCTCTGTCATCCCGCTCAATTCATAGGCTGCGGAAAATGTGAGGCGTTCGCCCTTGAGTTCCTCTTTCCATTCCGGAATCAGATTGTTGTTGACTGCCTCTATTTGAGCAACCTTTGTTTTGCTCATGTGCAGCATTGAGGAAATCACCTCTCTCAATCGTCCGGATTGCAGGTCGTATCCCTTGATTTTCTTTCCCGCTGCTTTCATACGCTCAAGAGATGCCTTGAGGCGTGTTTCCTCCTCAATCATGTCTGAAACGGTCTTTGTACGATATGCGTTCGCAATTATGATTTCAACCTGTTCCTCGTCATCATCCTGCGGTGTCGTCAATTTACTGGTCGCAAGTTCAAATTCTTTATATCCCTTTGATACGAGATACTTGAGAGCCTCCCACCGTCTTTCACCTGCCACGATTCTATATTCGCCCTTTTCGCACGGTGCATATACAAGTTCAAGGTTCTGTTTCAATCCGTACATGAGGATGTCTCCTGCCAGTTCCTCGACCTGTTCCACACTGTAAAAATTCATATCGTTCCGGTACATCTTGAAAATTGAGATGTCCTTTGTCCGGAATCTCGCTCTCGGAGATTCATCAATCCCCGCTTTGCTGTTCTTGTTGAGTGCGTCTTTCACGCTGAATCCTGCTGCCATCTGTTCAACCTCCTGTCATTACTCTGTGAGTTTCTGTTTCTTTGTCTCTGTACGCTCGACGTTGATTTCACCCTTTGCATTCTGTGAAATTGATGCTTTGACCCCTCCTCGGAGGTTCAATGTGACTTTCGCAAGTCCTCCGGTGTAAATCTCCTCGACTGCTGCCTTTAAGATGTTCACGATGCCCTCACCGCATCTCTTGTCCGGTGTTGCGTTCTCTCCAAACAAGGCAGACACATTCATCATTGCCTTTTCTTTCCTCTGTTTCTCTTTCTGATACTCGACCGCCTCTGTGCAGTTACATGTCATTGTTGCCTGTTCCTCTGCTTGTGCTGCTGTCAGTTTTTCATCTGCCTCAATCTGCGTCATCTGACCGCAGAATCTACATTTTGCTGTTTTCACAATATTTCCCATGTCTATTCCTCCTTTTCTTTCTTCTCAAGTTCCTCTTTTCCCAGTCTTATGAAATCGTGCAAATCCTTCAATCTTCTGTTATATGTTTCAAGTGCCTTTTTTGCGTTGTCATATTGCCATTTCAGAAAAGTATGTCGTTCTGTTCCGTCTTTTTCTTTCAATTCCTTTTCCGCTTTTTCAATAGCCTCTCTCAAATCTCCGCTGAACTTGAATGTTGTTCCGTCTTTTTTATGTACTGCTCTCATTCCTGCCATCCGAATCAACCTCCCATCTCGTGACGGTCTCCTATTGCCATCGGGTCAATCATGTATGAGCGACGCAGTTCCGAATCTGATAACTTTTTCTTTATGTCACGAATCTCTTTCTCTTTTTCTTTTATAATCTTTTCCTTTTCTTTGATTGTTTTCTCTGCCTCTTTCAAACGTTTCACGACACCTGCTGCCGGACAAGAATCCTCAAGGTCGCATTTTTCGTCTGTCATATATACCTCGCACATTTCGCATATATTTTTCTCCTGTTTTCCTCCCTTTGACTGCTGCCCTCTTGGTATAATCAACGGAATCGTTTTGAGTTCCTCTGTTGACATCTCGCTGATTGCATAATGAACATCACTCTTTGTTTCGTCTATAAACTCGGCAATCAGTTTCCGTATTACATTTTCATTTATTACAATTTTCACTGTTCCTGTTGCTTTTTTGATTAGTTCATCAAGTTCCTCGTCTGATATTTCATCCGGAGAATCGTCGATTTTCTTTATTTCCTTTTCGTATTCCTCTGTTTCAATATCTGCAACGATTCCTTTTAATGTTTCTCTTAAACTGTTGTACCATTGTTCACGCTCTCTCAACTCGTCAAGCGTTTCTATGCTTATGGTTGCTGTTCCGTCAATTTTCTTCATGTCTATCCCTCCATTTCCTTGAGTAATTCATGCACCACGCATCTATAATCTTGAGACACGATTCCTCTCTTTGAAAATTTCGGGAGCGGAATCATCGCCGTTGTTGATTTTTCTGCAACGATGGAACGACGAATCGGTGTGACGAACATGTCAAATCCGGATTCTGTTTTCAACCATTCCTCTACCTCAAGAGAGGTCTTGTTTTTCTGTCGCATTGTCATGAGTGCCTTGATTCTCAAATCCGGATTGATGTCTCTCAAATCCTCAATCTGTTCCTCAAGGTTCTGCAATGCCTCGATTTCATATCCTCCGACCTTTACCGGAGCGATGACGAGTTCTGCTGCAATCAGAATGTTGATGACGACCATGTCAAGCAAGCGACCACAATCACAAATGCAATAATCGTATGCGTCAGATACTTCCTCCAATGCCTCACGCATCCTTGTGACTTGATTGTCCTCTGACTTGAGCAGCAGATTCATGTCGGTTTTCATGAGATAGCCATTCGCCGGAATGATGTCAATGTGTGAATAGTCGGTCGGTCGAATCAAATCGCCCGTTTTATATGTACCTCCGACACATTCATGTTTCTCAAGCAGTTCACTCATGCCGATTCCGTCCGGTTCATATACCCCGAACGTCTTTGATGTGTCTCCCTGTGGGTCTCCATCTAACACAAGCACTCTTTTTCCCTGCTCCTCGCCCAACATATAGGCGATTGAATCGGATGTCGTTGTTTTCCCGATTCCTCCTTTTGGTGACATTACTGCAATAATTTTCATGTCTTTTCCTCCTGTTTTCCTGTTATTGTCCTGTTATAAATAAATTGTGTAATACAGTTTCATTTGCAATTCTTGAAACTTGAAATCCGGCGTTTCGTCCGGTCGTAATGGTGACATGAGGTTCAATTCTTTCCACTTCCTGTGAGTAATCTCCGGAACTGCTCTGAATTTCACGACCGTGTCGTTTTTGTGTTGCTCATAGAGTGTGCAGTTCGTGTGACCGACCTCCGGTGCAAATAATGTAAGATAGCCGACGAACATCTCCTCGCCTCCCTTGATGATTCGCAGCATGTCCGCACTCTCTAATGTGTTGAGTAAATCCGCAAGCGTCATGACCTGCCTCCCTTGACTTTCCCATCCTTGAGGATGCTGTTGTTCGGGATGCTCATTTTGTTGTTGAAATCCTCCTCCGGACAATAACACAACGCAAGATTCAAATATTCCTCAATGACTTTGATTGCCTCCTCTGCTGAATAGCAGGTTGCGACGAAATGTCCTGCTGCTGCCATGTCTGCAAGGAACTCTTTTTGCGTGTCCTGCTGCCTGTTGTTACCGAATTTCATTTCAACGAACAATCCGCAGTATGAGCCTTTCGGATATGGGAGGCACAAATCAGAAACACCCGCCTTGACACCCATCTGCTTGAATTTGACTGCCTCCTGCTTGTTTCTGCTGCCTCCGTTCGGTACATGGAACAACCATCTCAATTCCGGATAACGGTTCATGTTCCAATTCGCCCACGACACAACATTGATTTGCTCTGTGTCCTCACTTCTCATTGCATATTTCATGTTCATTTGCCTTTGCCCTCCTGTCTGCATGTGTCATAATATTCGCAGAACAAACAAACGTGTCTGTAATCCTTGACCTTGAACATCCATGTGAACCGTTGCAGCTTGTACCGCAGTATGTACCCGATTTGTGCAATGTACGGATGTTTCTGTCTGTATGTTTTCATTTGTCCTGCTCCTCCATTTCTAAAATCATAAAAGCATGTATGAAAATGCTCTTGTGTTTCTTGCCGAACTGGTCTTTTGCCGGAGGCACTTCATGCATGTTCTCAATCGTTCTCTTTGCCTCCCACCATCGGCGTGTTTTCCCGTCTCTCGAAATCGGTTTGAAATGTACCTTGACCGTTCCCTTGACGACGGAAAACTGGTCTCTGTCTACCCGCAGAATGTCATCGAATCCCGCTGCCTTGACTGCTGCCTCCGCTTTTCGGAAATACCTCTCTTTCGATTCCGGTTTCCAGTCAAACCTCATTTCCCGACCACCTCCTCAATCTCTTTCATTCTCTGCATGATTGCCGTGTTGTATGAATAGACATACACGCCGTTGTTCCACAAATGTTCCCTTGCACCTCTTTCACCGTAGTTGTACGCTGCAAGTGCATCCTGCACCGTTCCGTATTTCTTGAGGAGATACGAGAGGAAATCAATCCCGACTTTCACATTCTGATATGGGTTCATGAGGTCGATGCAGTTCAATTTCTGCATCCGGTCGGTGTGCCATTTCTCATATATCTGCATATATCCCTTTGAGTTCCCGTTGTCTCCGGTCTTGTCGAACTCATATCCGGATTCATACTCTATGATTGCCAATACAAGGGCATACGGAACATCGTTTTGCTTGCATAGACATCTTGTGTATATCTGCATTTTCTCCGGAAAATAGCCTTTGTCTGCATACTTCTCCGGCAGGTCGTAGAACACGAATCCCTCAAGGTCATCACTCCCCCAGTCCTCGGACATGGTATCAAACACCTTGTATTTGTCCTCGATGCTCTCTGCCGTCTGTGTCATTGTTTCCGGATTCTGTATCACTTCCGCTTGCGTCGTCTCCGGTTTTTCCTCCTGCTGCTCCAGTTCTTTGACATTGAACAATATCACGCAAAATCCTGTCAGTAATACCGCAATCAATGTGATGTGAAATGCATTATATAAACCTGCTCTTTTCAATGCCCGTCTTATCCGTCTTATTCGTCTTTTCACCTGTCGACCTCCTTTTCCGCATTCGTGCATGTATATAAAACATGCAATTAAAATCGTTGTAGTACACTGCTGCATTCGTGAAATCCATGTCCGGATACCACTTTTTCAATATCTCCGGAATGGAATCCCTATCCTTGACCATCTTGTCAACGAATGAGCCTATTTTTTTATAACTGCCTCCTGCTGCCGGACGTTTGGAATGAACGACCTTGATTCGTGGGTCTCTCAATCCCTGTGAACTGTTCCACCTCTTTTCCGACGGAACACGGTTCTTTTCCTCGACGATATAATTCGCCATACCGGACAGACCGTTTTCGTCCGTCTGCAATCGGCGAACCTCATTCCTGCTTGACTGTTTCCAACAGGATTCAACCGTCTCCATGTCTAACGCTCCATCCATGACAATGTGATGATGCCATCTGATTTCCGCATCCGGATTGTATGCGGTCACATAGACATATTTCGCATTCGGGAGACCTCTCTTTTTCCTCTGATAATTGATGCGTCGGATGTACTTTTGCACATTCTTGATTGCTGCATCCACATCCCCGTCCGGTGGGAGGTGTGCGTCATCATAGGTCAATGTCATCCAAATATCACGGTCGCTGAAATTCTCGTTGATTAACCTCTCAACGTATTTCCTTGCGTTCTTGTCATTCAGATTCTTTTGAGCCTTGTTGTTGTCTTTTTTGATTGTCCTCCCCTCCGGAGGTACTTCATCCATACTCCGGAACTGTGGATATATCTCAATTTCAAACTGGTCTCCTGCTGTTATCTCTTTCAGTGCATATATAACTTTCTTTCGATGTTGGAACAGATTCTCAATGAACCACTCATGCATGTCCTCCATCGCTTTGTTATATGCTGCCTCATAATCATACGGGATATATTGCATCCCTCTTTTTCTTGCCATCTGACACAATCCTCCTGTTATGTTTTCGTAGACTTGTTATTATCTATTACAAGGACGATAAAAGTTCCGAAAACCCTTGATTTTATAGACCTTTTCGGTCGCTTTTCAAGTTGCTTTTTTGTGTCAGATTTGCTATAATATTTCTAGTGAATTTCAAGTCTGACACGACTTGCACCGGACATCTGCTCGCAACGGATGTCCTTTTTCTTTACTCAAAATCATAGTCGAATATTCTCTCGTCTCCGGAGAGAACAATGTCTCCGTGTTTTATGTATGCCTTGCATTTGAAAAATGTCTCTGAATGGTCGTGTGATTCCTCAACCTCCTTTTCGTCAAGTTCCAACTCAATGACGCTCATTTGTCTCATTCCTCTAATCACAAGAAACTTGCAAGCGTCAATCGGGTCTTTGCACATATAGACAACGCCATCCCACGACTTTTTGAGAACGCCCTCGGCGTATATCTTCATCATTGTTTCTTTTGGTGCTGCATGATAAAATCTCATTTTCTCACTCCTTTGCTGTTGTCTTTTATACGGTCGCAACCGCAAGTTCTCTTTTCTTGTCGCATCTTCCTCCTCTGCTCTTATCACAAGGACGACCACTGCAATGGTTGTCCTTTTTCTTTGCTCTCACGCTCCTGCTATGTACTGCCCCGCCGTTATGACGGGGCGTTTTCATTAAACGGCTGCAACCGCCTCTTTCTGTTCCCATCTGCGACGCTCCTCTGCTTTTCCTGCTGCCTTACCCTCGGCATACGCAGACATCACCATAATGGTCATTGACTTTCCCTCAAGGTCGTCAATATTCATGAATTTTTCTGCCATGCTCTCAATCACTGCCTTTTTCTCGTTTCTCGTCATTTTTCAACACCTCCTCGGATTCGCTCAATCTCTTTTTCTATGTTCTTTCCGGAATAATCTGCAAGCAGTTTTTCCGAAATGTGATACGTCCAAATTGAGGACATCTGCACCGCCGTTCCAATCGGGAGTTTTCCCTGTTGCATTGCTACCCTCACGAATTGCGGTGACACATTGAGGATTGCTGCTGCCTCTGTCGGCAATATACGTCCTATATTCATCTTGTTCCCTCCTGTTGGTGGTTCTCTCGGTCTTTTCATCCCGTCCACCTGCTTTCCGGCATTGTCTACCGTGTTGATGCTTTTCACCTTAAAAACCATCGAAAACCTGTTGACCATCCACGCACTTTTTAGCAGGTGCGACCGCTGCCATGTTTCCCACGGTATCGCTGCACGATGTCTTTCGGCTTGCCATCGTCAGAGTGCCGGTTGCCATCCGGACACTGACGGGGCGACTGTTGCCCCGTTTCGGCTTTAATAAAATGAATCCCTCTGCATTTCGTCGTCAACTTCTTTCGGTATCGGGATAGGCTCGAAATCATCGTTTTCCCCGTTCCAATAATCAAATAATTCTTTTATGTACTGGTTCAATGTCTCTGCATTGCTCATTTCTGTTCCTCCTGCTTATATGAAAATGAATAATTTTTCATCATTGAAATTGAGAACTCTTTTCACCTCTGACATTTTGATTCTGTATGCCTCATTCTGCATTGTTTCGCACGGATGCAAGAATTTTTCAACATCTCCGGAGAAAATAACTGAATCCTTGTCATCCTCAATGATTGTCAGTTCCTCAATGTCGAATTTGCTCATATATCCTTTTATTACATTCAACACTTTTTTCTGTTTTTCCATTTCTGTTCCTCCTGTTCGTTTCGTTTGAATACATTGTAATTCCGTTTGAATACTTTGTCAACTCTTTTTTGTTGCGTTTGAAAACTTTTTTATTGATTTTTGTCTTTTTCGGTGGTATGCTTTAGAAAACAGAGGAGGTGATTCCAAATGACGCAAGGCGAACGAATCAGAGAATTGCGAAAAACTTTGAAAAT